GTCCAACGTGCTGATAGCTTACGTGTTTTAGCTTCAACAGTCTGCTTTAAGATCTGGATGCTTAGTTGGTTACCAGCTGCACCTTCTAGTGCTGCTGTTGCATCAGCTTTGCCGCTTGTAGCATTACCTGAATATGCTTCAGCAATTTTGAATGGTGAAAGTGCTTCTTCACCTGCTGTTGCACCTGATGCACCTGTGCCTGCTGTGTCGCTGTAGCGAACACGTAGTGTGTGAATCTGGCCAACTGGTCCAGTCATTGGTTGTACACCAACTAGTTCGTTTGCAATAACTGTTGGCATTACACGTCTGATCACTGGTAGGATCACACGGTTTAGTGTTGCGATGTTACCTGCAGAAGTAGCACCTGCTGTAGCTGTCTCTGAAAGATACTTGCGAGTATTTTCAAGAGTTGTAGCCATCACTGCTTTCTTTGTGCCACCTAGGCCTTCAAGAAGTGCTGCTTTGGTATCATTCCAACGGCTTTCTAATAGTTCTGACATTGGTTTCTCCTTAACTCAATCCAGCAAGGCGCTTTAGATCTACGACATTACTGTCATCGCCTGCTTGTTTAACGTCATTGTTTTCTCTGTTGCCTGTAATTTCTTTTGCCTCTGATAATACCGCCTTCTGCTTTGCTGGACCTTTACCATCGATAACCGCTGGTAGATACTTGTCAAACGCTGCTTGCAGTTTTGTTGTTTGAACTGATTCCAGTAAGTCTGTCATAATGCTTTGCTGATCTTTGCTCAATGGCGCGATCAACTTGCTTATTTTATCATTGCGAGCAATTGACTCGTTGATTGTTTTAACCTCGTTTGCCTTTGCTTCTGCAAGTTTAATTGCTTTAGCCGCTGCTAGTTTTGCTTCACTTAGTTGCTTGTCTTTTGCATCAACTACTTTCAGCATTTTAGCAGTTTCACTCTTTTCATTTAGATAAGAATGTTGATATTCGTTAGCAAATGCTTCGAATAACTTGCGACCAAAATCATTTTTACGTGCTGCTTCAATATCTTCTTTCAGTGCTGTAATTTCTTTTGTAAGTCCTTTTGACACTGTTTCTGATACTAGGGCAGCAGATTTTGTAATAAAGTCTTTTTTGACTCTATCAACATGTGCTTTGCCTTCACGTACTAAGCGTACTTTTGTTTCGGCTAAGTCTTTTTTATCTTCGTAAAACTCTGCAAGTTCTTTTGCTAAAGATTCTACTACAAACTCTTCTAGAGCAACAAACTTGTCAGCCATTGCTTTTTGATCGCTATGTAGTTCTTTTACTTCTTTAGCTAGTTGTTCGTTTACAAAACTTTTTAGAAGGTTAGCATTTTGACGTTGTGCAACAGCAAATTTAGCTTTTGCTTCTGCTAGTTGCTTACGATCGTCTTGGAATTCTGCAATTTCTTCTGCTAGACGCTCAGTAACTAGACTATCAATGGCTTCTACCATTGTAGTTTTGTCATGCTCGTATTTTTTAGCAAATTCTTCACGTAGTTCAGCTGTAACCTGTAAACGGTTCTCTTTAACTTTTGCATTCCATGCTTCTTCAAGTTCTGTACGAACTTCTTCAGATAGTGCTTCATTTTCGAAGAGTGATTTTAATGCTTCCAACATAATTTTCTCCTCGTTATCGGAGCCTGCTTATTATATCTAATAAGCTCTCTTTTAAGTATTTTTGTGCCTTTTTGTCGCCTTGTACTTCCCTTGATGTCTGGAACGCCCTATAACCACCTCGGGTATTCATAAGATGTTCGTATATCGGTGTAGGATAAGCACCAGGTGCGCTCGGTTGAGCAACAACATCAACGGTGATTATCTCAAAATCGCTTACTTCACCTGATCCGTCTTCCATTACGTTGCCGGAACCTCTCGATGAGACGCCTAGTTTAACGCTGCTTTCAAGCATTGTTTTTACTAGTTGTCCCATCGGAGTTGGTAAAATTTTCAACTTGCCGTAACCGTTTGGGCCATCCATCCACATTTCTGTAATCATATGGCTCACACGATCCAAGTTAATGTTAAGTCCATCAGGATGATCTACTTCGCCTAACACTGAGTAGCCACCACTAATTTGTTCATTGAGTGTGGTGACAGCCCTGCCAATCTCGTTAACGGGATAAACACGCTGGTTTGCGTTGCGTACTCCGCCTTGAATGCAAATACCTTTCATATAAAGATCTTTGCCTTCGTTGGCAGACTCAACAACAATTTTAGCCTGGTCGAAACTCAAGTGTTCGTTTAGTAGTTTCATACGTCAGTCCTCTAATTAGCTGCCAATAGTTGATTTTTTATTAGCTGCTTGCTCTGGCTTGCCCTTTTTCTCAGCGCCGTGGCCAGGTTGTGATGCCATTTTAGTAGCACCGTTACCGCCTGGAACGTTAACATTCCCTGCGTCATCTTCAGTGGTTGTTGGTTTAGCTAAACCGCCAGCTGTACCGCCGTTGTCGGCTGTGCCGCCTTTTGCGATATTTGCTGATGTACCACCCATATCATTTTTGCCAGCTACTGGTGATTTTGCGTTTGCGCCGTTGTCACCTTTCTTTGGCTCGTCTGACATTTTTGTTACGTATTCACGCATAATTTCTGTTTCTGATTTTGGCATTGTTGACTCTTCAACTTCTTCATCAGTTGCTTCGTCTACTTCTTCATCAGTTGCTTCAAACGCTTCCATTTCGTCATCGTCGTCACCTTCTTCTGAATCCATGTCCATTGGCATATCCATGTCCATATCCATGTCCATATCATCTTCGCCGCCTTCTTCGTCACCCATTAGTGCTTCAAATTCAGCTTTTAGTGCTTCTAGTTCATCTTCTAGGTCTGCAACACGATCTTCTACATCGCCTTCGTCGTCGTCCATACCCATGTCGTCATCGCCGCCCATGTCCATGTCCATATCGTCGCCTGCGTCTGGCATTTCAATATCCATTCCTAGGTCATCTGCTGGATCACCTTCGTCAAAGATACCTTCTTCAACTTCTTCGTCAGTTGCTTCATCTAGGTCATCTTCTGACTCATCAACTTCTTCGTCAGTTGCTTCGTCTAGATCTTCCTCTGACTCATCTACT